GTCTTGCACCTGCGGGTCGTACACCTGACATATCCCACTTAGGTATCTTACCTGCGTACAGCATAGCGATAAGCTCACGGAACGCTGATGCCCACCCTACCTTGCTATCACCTACTACAATCGTACTGTCAGTCTTGTGGAATGACTCAGCGACTACAGGTAGCTTGGTAATGAAGTTACGTTCAACACTGAACCCTACACCAGTACCGCACATCAGTACGTACATAAGCTCATCAAAGCTACGTGGTGAGTCAATGGCTAGGTAACTACAGTTAAAGCCTGCTACGTTGTCCTTCTGTAGTGCTACACCGGCAGTCATTAGGCAACGCATTGACGGCATAACTTCTAGGCTGTGGATAGCGTTGTACAGTTTCTTAGCCACTTTGTTGTCAATCTGTCCACGTTCTGTCCAGAAATCTACGTAACGCTGTACTGTCTCCTCCCATGTCTCACGCCGACCTTCCTCTTTAATCCATCGTGCGTAACGTGACTTGTGTATAAACTGTTGGTACTTATCCATTCTTCTTCTTCTCCTTATCTTGTTTGTCTTTCTTCTTTTTACCAAAGATAGCATCGTAATTGTTTTCAAACTTCTTCTTGTCGGTAGGGCGTACTGCTGAACCCTTACCGCCGTGTGTCATACCTATAGCCATTATTTACCACCTCCGCAACCTTCTGTGTCACAAACAGGAAAGTTCTGACAACCTAAGTGTTCTTCCTCGATGTAATCATCATCACCGTACTTATGGTGTACATAGAAGTTGATTTCATCTACGTCACTTGCTAGTTTTGGAGAAATAAGGGCAGAGACTTGAAGAGACGTAAGGACATCATTGTAATCTACATCGTCTCCTAGTAACCAAGCTAACTCCTGTATTGCATTAGTTACACTGATTATTTTCCAAGTTGCTATGTTAATTGCCATTACTCTGCCTCCTCGGTCAAACGTGCTAAGTACCACTGTGCTTTCTTTAAGTCCTCTACAGGCTTACCCTTGTAGTCATAGCGCCAGAGGTACTTCATAGCGTTACCCTTGAGATAGCCTTTGAACTCTGTGTCGGACATACTAGCCTTGATAGCTTCGATACACTCTACGGAACCTGTGTTGTAATGCACTGGGCTTTCTACAGGGTCATCCTCTAGTTCTTCGTCTACCAATGCCTTGTACTTTGTACGTAGCTTGTCCCACATCTCTGGTGTTGCGTCATCAATGCTCATAAGTATCCTCTCTATGTCTAATCAATCTATCTTCAAATGCTTCCAACAGTTCCTCACCGTTTATCTCTAGCACTTCCAATATAGTTATCTCATCGTGGTCGCGTAGGAATTGTTCCTTGTATTCTTCAAACGACATTTTTATCCCTCACATACTTTAGTAATTCCTTCGTAGTCTTTACAGTGAAGTGAGCAAAGCCTTCCTTCTCGCACCACTGTCCCATAGTCATCTTACTCCCCTTACGCACCTTCTTGTATGGGTCTGACAAGACAAACACTAACTCCCACTCTGGCATTGAGTCTCGGATGGAGGTGTACTTTTGTGTGTCTCCTACCCTGAAGTAACCCTTAGCCTCGATTAGTATCTTCTTACCATCATGTACAAAGTCCGGTACATACTTCCTGTGTATAGTATAAGGCAGTCTGTACGGCTCGTATTCAAACTCTTTGTTGAGTTGGTCATACAAGGCTGACTCTAAGCCTGACCGGAATCTACCGTTTTTCTTATTCTTACTCATTTGATTTCAAGCTCCTGTACGTTTGGTTCTTTGACTACCTTACACAAATACTTAGGTGCGTAGGAGTAGCTAAACAACCGTAGGTCAGGATAGCAATGCTTTTTGTATTGACAGTAAGAACAGCCCATTGCTAACTTCATGTTACCTGACTTGCCTTCCGGCTCCGGCGGGTTACAGTAGTTGCTAGGCTCTGGCTTTTTTACCATCTCCTTCAAGTGTATGACTCGCTCCTCAATAGTGCCGTTGAAGTCTAACACTGCTTTAACCTTGGGGTCTGCCAAGTCATACTTCAGGAACGTCAGATGACCATTAGTCTTGTCCATAGCTAACCAACCGATTTGAGTCTCGCCTTCTGAATGGGCGTAGGCTTTAATCTGGTCTACGTAGCCGAATGGGTCGTCATGTAGTATCTTGCCTTCCTTAAACTTCTTAAAGCCAAAGGTACTGGCTGACTTAACGTCCGTCACTACACCGTCAATCTTACAGTCCATTGAGCCTCGGATACCACCCACCTCACATTGCTTCTGCTCGTCGGTAACTGTGTGTCCTGCCATACGTGTTAAGAATAACAGCATCTCTTCAATTAGATGTCCGTACATAAACTTAACGTACGTGTGTGGCTCTAACTCTTCCTTCTCTGTACCTGCGACTACGTTCCAAAGGTAACGGTCTGTGCGACCAATGTTTGACAATCTAAGTGTACGCTTATCCTGTCGCTTCTCCCTGCCGAACTCTGTACGCATTAAGTCCTTGACTGCTTCACCGAACTTCTCAATCTCAGCCTCTACGTCTACTGAGGGGTCAGCGTCCTTTGTCTCCATCATCTTGTAGATGTCTTTAACTAAAGTCTCAGTCTTTTTCATCTTCGAGTTCCTTGAATGCTTTAATCACATCCGTTGAGAATAGCTTCTGTAAGTTTACCAAGAACATCCGGCTTGCGTTGTTGTCGCCGCCTGATACTGTTCTGAACGTATCCAAACCGTTTACTATCTTCTTCAATACCTTTGTATCAAACACCAAGGTACAGTACTCGTCGTCCCCTATGCACAGGTTGTGGAACCAGTAGTCAGACTCTGTGGCTTCAATCCCTGACGGCTTACCCCACGACTGGTACTCAATGCAGATGTTACCAGTCTTCTGCCACATATCCTTCTCGGACTTAACCTCAATCTTCTTGTTCTGTAGCATATCGGCAATCTTGTCTTCCCTCACCTCACCGTATGCTAAGTCTAAGTCAAACTTCTTCCTATCAGCTTTTACAGGTTTCATGTTATTCCCCGAAGACTGTGAAACAAACAATAGCCCAGAGAATAGCGATTCCAAATACTACGCTAGTCCAAGGGAACTCTTCCTGTGCTTCAGGCTCAGGCTTAATCTCAATCAAACCCATAACCTCAATCACTGCGTCAATACCGTGCTTCTTGTACAGGTCGTGATAAGGGTGACTAGGATTGCCTACGCGATACCGCTTACCGTTGATTGTCAATCGTGTCTTATCTTCTAACTGTCTATTGTAGCTCATCGTGTGTACCTTTATTAGTGTGTTTCAGACCAGTCGCTTCCGATTTGATATTCACCTGCGAGAGGACAGTTGAGTTTGTAGTGGTTTCCCGCCGCTTCAATGCAAGCAGTTGCCAACCTGCCAAACCGTTCTGCGTCCTTCTCTGCGACCTCCGTCTGGATTTCATCGTGTATGTTTCCTATAAACTTATAATCAATCTTATGCAGTTGAGCGTACTCGTCCAGTAGGCACAGTGCTTTCTTCATAACGATTGCACCTGCGCTCTGTAAGAGAGTATTCAGTGCCGCGTGTTCTGACCGTACAGCGACCCTGCGTCCATCCAGTCCAAGAACATAACCTCTTCCTGAAGCCACTCCAACTCGCTCTCGTAGTGTTCTAAGAGCAGGCGTATTTCGTAGGAACTTTTCCTTAAGTCGTTTACCATCTCTTGCACTTCCTCCGACAATACTTCCGATTTTCGCATCTCCTGCGCCGTAAAGGAAAGCGTAGATAAAAGTCTTTGCTTGGTTTCGAGTTTCAACGCCCGAAGCCAACTGGTTTGCCGTGTGAATATCTCCATTGAGAATTTCATTAGTGTAGTCCTTATCGTTCATGTAGTGTGCAAGCATACGTAACTCTAAGCCGCTTGCGTCCATACCTACTAGCTTGTAGCCTGTAGGCACTGTCCAAACCTCTCTGCACTGTTTACCGTAGGGTGCATTACCTGCCGGTACTTGAGCAACATTTGGTTTAGAGTGTGTCATACGTCCTGTAACTGCGCCGTTGGCGTTGACATAACCATGCACTCTACCGTTATCCTGAACTGCGTCCAACCAACTCTGTATCTGCGCGATGCGCTTCTGTACCATAAGGTACTCACCAATAAGCTCCGCTTCCGGTATACCCTTCACTTTATTAAGAACGCTCTCATCAACGATTGGCTGTCCTTTCTCTGTAAAGGTCTCTGGTTTCCATCCGAAGTATTGTAGGTAACGTCCTATCTGTTGACGTGAGCCTAAGTTAAACTCTGGATAATCCAGTCTGCTAAATGGTGCTATTGCTGTTGTCCACTGTTCCCCTAAGAACTTCAGGCCGACTACTGAGTAACTGCCGTCCTTCTTTACCTTGGGTGTTATCTCCTTAATGAATGTAGGTAAGGGTTTGAACTTTTCGTGTACCTTATCTTCCAAGTCAAACTTCTTTTCCTTTAGCTCCGCAAGAAGTACAAAAGACTTCTCTTGGTCTAGTACCCATCCGTTCTTAATTTGCTTGCTAATAATCCTTTGTACCTGACCTTCAAGCACAATGCTTTGATTTCCAAAACTTGCAAGGTCACGAAGTAATCTCTGGTACACCAGTTCATTAACTCTAACGTCTTGCTCGCAATACTCCACCATGTCCTGCGAAAAATTATCCCAATCACTGTGTTCCCCTTTCGGTTGATTTAGTAACTGACCCCAGTTCTCCAATGAATGACCGCCTTGTCGTGATGGCTCTGCCAGTCTGGACATAACTAACGTATCTGTTACTTTACACTTGCTGAAGTCTACGTCGAGTAGTTGTTCCAATACTGGAATATCATACCCGATGATGTTGTGACCAATGACCTCTAGCTCGCCCTGCTCTTTAATCCAGTCCTTGAAACAAAGTAGGTCGTCGCCTGACCACGTTATAAACTCCTTAGCCCCTATCTCGTAGGCTACAATGCACCAAACCTTGTCAGGGGTTAGGCCATTGGCTTCGATGTCAAAGACTATCTGCTTCATTAGAACTCCACGTTATCCTCTGTGGGACAAGATGTTTCAATCATACGTCCTGACTCTTTATCGTAGTACAGATAACAAGCCGCCCCTGTGAGTCCAACAAATCTGTTCTTCAGTACCCTGACACAAGTAGTGTTGCGTGTCTCTGGGTCTGCGTGTTGTTGGTCTCGCTCTAGTCCAATAACCATATCACTTAACTGTGCGATAGCCGCTGAACCTCGTAGCTCTCCTAAGCTAATCTTACCTCCGTCCTCGTGCGCCTTCTGCCCTGATGGTCGCCGTAGGTGTGACACCAAGAATAACCCGACTCCTGTCTCCTGCACTATCTTACGCAAGTTGGTCATAATGCTGTCGATTGCCTTACGCTCGTCACCCTGAGCTTGGTCACTAACTACAATACTGAGGTGGTCAAGGATAATCCATTTACAGTCCAAGCCCTTAGCCATGTACCTGATGCGTCCTAGTAGGTCGTCCTCACTGGTACTGCCGAAGTGGTCGAGTAAGTGTATTCTATCTAACCCGAATGTCTTTTCCCAATACCCACGTTCCTCACCTTCTACCAAAGAGTTCCTAACGTCCGGTAGATGTAACTGCTTGTTGGCCTCGATAGACATAATGCCTAGCGTAGTCTTCGGTACGTCCTCTTCCAAGGCTAGGATACCCACGTTGTCCTCGGTGTTCTTCAATAGGTAATGCTCTAGCTCTCGCATAATCTGAGACTTACCCATGCCCGACCCTGACGTTATCGTAACCAGTTCCCTCGGTCTGAATCCATGTGTGAACTCATTCAAGCATTCCCAAGGATAAGGGATAGACTTGATGTCCTTCTGTTCCTGTAGCAAGTCCCACGTATCCATGCCTGAGACAATACCGTCCGGTCTGTAGACCTTAGCGTCCCACCATGCTCTAGTGAACTCCTGTATCTTCTTGGCCTTGAGCATATCCCCTGCGTCCTTCAAGGGCAGTACTACGTTCTTAGCCTTGTTAGGTGTGAACAAGTTAAGCACTGACTGTGCCGCCTCCTGTCCTGCCTTGTCATTGTCGAAACATATCACTACGTTCTCGAACGACTCTAGCCATTCCAAGTTGGCTTTAATGTCCTTACTGGCTCCTGCCGCACCTGAGCGGATAGACACTACAGGCCACTTGCCGTCGAACATCTCACTGACTGCTAGTGCGTCTGCCTCTCCCTCGGTGATGGTAATGTACTTACCGCCTTCCC